GTCACCGGAACCGGAACCGGAACCATATTGCACCGCGTCGGCGAAGGTGCCTTTAAGGAGCTTCAGGAGGACCAAGGCGTCGATTTCCATGCCTTCACCGCCTCTTTGGAACATTCGGCCACGAGAGTCACGCCTTTAATGGTTCCCGCTTTAACTGGCTGCGTCACCCGCGAACCATTAAGCGGACCGCTGGTCGCGAGACCCATGACGCCGCGAACATTGGCCGACCAATAGACGCACATTTGTACTTCTTCGACGCGAATCATTTCTTTGTCTGCATCTTCCGGATTGATATATCCGAAGAAAACGCCGCGAAGGTCTTTGTTCGTTGTTATCAGCACCGGAATTTTCTCACTCGTCATTTCCTAGCTCCTGCGTTCAAAGATGTAATTCTCGTCACCAATATGGCTATAAATCGGCTTGTTTCCGGCGGAATCAACAAAACGGTCGAGGACGGTGCGAAGCTTCTCGTTGACATGGTAATAGCCGAGGTTTTTCATTTCCGACGGGCGCACGTCGACTCCGATCTTTTTGAGAAAGGCCGTTGTGGGGTCAATATATCTGGGATGAATCGAGCCATTCCCTTTCCCCTTGACCTGCTGAATGGTCTCGCCATCTTTGGTCATCTCAAAGGTGACATGCGGATCATTGTTCTTGTCTCGCAGGGAATAGATCGTTGAACTACCTGGAGCGTTGCCACCAAGACAGTGCCGCATCAAAAAGCCTTCACGCTCGTAGGCCTTCTTGGTCAGAAGTTTCACGATCCGCATGCCATCACCAAGATCCACGAGGAGTTCTGTGTCTTCGTCGGTCTCGACACGATCGCGTCCCTTCTTTTGATTGGCGTCGGACCATTTCTTCGCGGCTGTCAGCGCTTGCTCATAGCTCATCTTGCGCAAACGCGTCGGCGCGTCGGCGGATACCAAATAATCGATGATGTGCTCGCGCTCCTCGATAGGCGGAGTCGCCTTCTTGCACTGCGCGAGAAGGACGGTTTTGCACCATTCGAGAACCTCCGCGGTGGTGCCCAATCCTTTCGCGTATTCAAGGTCTGCTTCGATCGTCTTATCCATCGTTTTTCAGTTCCTTAAGCTGCTCGCGGATTTTCCTAACGGCGTTCTCGACTGTCTCGAGATCCCGCACGATCTCGTCGAGAGGAGCCTCGCAAAACTCCAAGGTCTCGCCGGCCACGCGGATTTGCGCGCCGTAAGCGGCGATGACGAGCCACCTGGAGTTCGTCATATCGAGCACCCGCCATAAAAAGCCAAAATAAATCCTAAAATAAAAACGACAAAACATAAAGCGACGACAAATCCGGTGAACGCTTCGCGCGCTTTTTCTTTCATCGCGGCGCCTCAATCCCCGGATCAAACGGGATATCGCCGGCCAACTCCGCGAGCACCGCGTCCGTCACCGTGCGCAAGTCGGTGAACGGCCTCCCGTTGAGTTTCTTGCCGATCTCGGGCCAGACAGATTCGTGGACTTTGCCTTTTTTGAGGATCGCGGAAATAGCGTCTTGATGCTCGCCGATGTGGTTGTTGTAAATTACCGACTTGGCCGCTGGGATTGGCGCCTTTGGCGGCGGATGTGAGCGGCTCGCGATGCCGGCCGCGGCGTTCCCGTCGTCATCCTCCTCGGTGACAAGCCCGACGATCGTCGAATAGCCATACCGGCGCAGGTATGTCGTGGCGGCGCCGACGTCTTGGGCTCCCCAGCTTCTCGGTTCGCACCAAACTTCGCCGCTGAAAAACTCGCCCGAGGCGTGAACGATGGTCGTCTCGATCCCGATCATATTCCCGTTCGCCAGCGCCACCTGGATAACGGCGAGACCGTGTTTTGCGAGAATGGGACGAGACACCTCGACGCACGATGCCAGGTCGGCATAGCGACTTTTGAAGTGCGGGTTTGTCGAGTCCTTCGGTGCTGGCACTAGATCCGCTTGCGCGGCGATGAAGGCGACAAACACCTTCGATGTTTCGGCGCTAGATCTCATTCTTCAGACTCCGGCAACGCTGTTTGCTTACTGGCGCGGGGAAAGTTTACGTGCGAACCGCGATCGGCAAGAGAAACCCATTCGTGGGTAATCCCAGCATCAAGCTCGGCGCGAACGCGCGCAACGTCGATCGAGTAAGAGACTTTTGTCAGGACATAATCCGGCGGCACGCCGAAGAACGCCGCCGACTCCGGCGTGATCGCCTTGTCGCCGAACGAGAAAACGAGCGACTGGAGGCCTCCGTTTTTTGCGATCGAGATCTTGCCGAGTTTGCCGCTGTACGGAATGTCGGGCGTCGCCGCTAGAATATCCTTGGTCCTGGCTTTGAAACGCTCGTGGACCTCCGTGAGCTTGTTCTGAAGGCCGACATAGTAGGAAGCCGCCTCTTTCGCCGCCGCCAGCTGGACCTTGGCCCAGTTGTTGAACGCGATGCGCCGGTCAACCGCATTGGCGAGGTTTTGCTCGGCGATGCCGAACGCGTGAATAAGAAATGCATCGATCTGGTCAGCTCCGTCGATATCTTCGCAAATTGTCGATAAAATGTGGGCAGCAAAAGCCATGGGCACCTTTTTATTCTCGTCGCTCATTCCCTCTTCCTTTTTCAAATTGTTTTCGTTATTAAAACATTCTTGCGATATTTTCAAGCCAGAACCCAGGAGGCCCAAGAATGACAATTGAAGCGATGAAAGCCCGTTGTGGTTCTGTCGGCCCTCGCGCGCTCGACAACTTGCCGCTGTCGGTGCGGAGAATCATCGAGGATGACATGAAGCAGCTGATTCGCGTTGCCGAATTATCGCCCAAGGTCCTTCGACTGGCCGAGGCCGAATACGGAGACGACTATGACGAGGCTATCCCGCAACTTCGGGACGCGCTCGCCGCCCTCGGCCGCCGTTCAATCGACGATATGCTGCCTACAGCGATGCGGCCAGGTGGACCATGAAAACACGCGACATTCTGATCGCCGTCGAGGAGACAGGCCGCCTGCCTGGGCTCGGACCGCTGACGCGATATCGGCTTAAGATAAGCGGTTTGGTGGTCGTTCGTGCCGGCGGGAGAGCGGAGCTGACGGCGGCTGGCGTGGCCGAGATTCTGCCTAGGTTGCGATCTTCAGGTGCGGCAAGAACGACTGGAGTTCCCGCCAGCGTTGACGGGCGGCGCTGAAGAGAAGTCTCGCGGCAAGTCTGTCGGCAATGTCGCGGCGGCCGGCCATCAGAATATTTACGCCGCGAGCCTGCCAGCTCATCAGCGATCCCATCACGGCGGCCGACGTCACCTTTGATCGCCACATGCCGGCTTCGATATCGATCCACGAGGCCTCGACTACGATGGCGTGCACCTCATAAGCGAGGAGGCGCTGGATCTCGCGCTCGAATCGTTCGCGACCGACGCCGACAACGCCGCAAAGATCGTCGAGCGATTTCCGTTCCACGGCGATTCTGTTTTCTAGCCCCAAAATTCCATAATCGCCGGTTTGGATCGTGCCGCGCACGGTTTTCATCGGAGCGAGCGTGAACGGCAGCTGCTCACGATTGTCAATTATAACTGTCACATTTTCCGGTTTAAGTTCTTGGCTGCTCATGCCGGGTCATCTCGACGACGGCTCTAGTTTTTCCCTCAGAACTGCCGCCAGGCGCATGCCTTTTTTTTCCGCTTCTCGCACATATTTTTCGTGTGTTTTCCGAAGCAGCATTGTCCACACAACGACGGTGTTGCGCTTATGCGGCGGCGGCTTCCGCGTCGGCGTTTCTTTTTCTTGAGCACTTGACGACATATTGGTCTCCACGTTATTTTTGACGTCCTAAAACAATAACGACATTTTCGACAGGAAGCAAACGGTGATTAGCTACCACCCGCTAAAAAACGGCCGGGACGACCAGTATTGCCGCGGCTTCAATACCGCCGATACCGACGGGGTGGCTAGGATAGCCAGAGGAATTTGCAGTTATGTTTGGAGCCCATGCATTTGGCGCGATGGCAACAGAAATGAAGATAATTTTTTGCGCGCTGACTGGTGGGCGCTTGATTTCGACAACGGCGAAATGACGCTCACGGAAGCCTGCCGTTTGTTTTGCGACATGGTCCACATTATCGGCACGACCAAGAGCCACCAGATAGACAAGGGTGGTAAAACCTGCGATCGGTTTCGCCTTCTCCTCAAGTCCACAGAGCCCGTCACCGACGTGCGCGACTACCGATATACGCTGAAAAAACTAATCGATCGTCATTCCTCGGATCCTAAAACAAAGGACGGGGGGAGGATGTTTTACCCATGCAAACGAATTGTCCAGACCTCTGCCGAGGGATATACCGAAGACATAGTTCCCGCACCGCAAGAACGACCGATCAAAAATCGGTTTGCCGCCTATCGTCCGGCCGTAATGATGCCGAGCTATGCGCGCTTTGCACTGACAAACGTCATCCCGACTGGATCGCGAAACTCGACCTGGTACGGCGTCGCGAAGGACTTGGGTCGCGTCGGCTTGGCGCCGGATGAGATTTTAGCGCGCGTGATCGCGTCACCAACGTACGCAGGCAAAGCAAGTCACGATCTTGTTGCGGAGATCGCGGCGTGCATTAGGAATGGACTGGAGTCGATTCAAACGGAAGTGGAGGCTGAGCATGGAAGATAACCCGACGAATGTTACCGCGATTGGCGGCGCGCGCAAGGGAAAAAGCAAGCCAAAGGCCGAGGGCGGTGGTGTGTGGAAGCCGAAGCAGGCCGAGTTCTATCGGGCGATCTCGGACGTGATTCGGCGGCTGCCGTCGCTCTTGCCGGCATTCCCAACGCCGACCATAGCGATCGAAATGGAGCTCGGCGCCCACGTTCCCGCGACGGTCGAAGATGACGTCGTGACGATCATCAGCCGCGAGGCGCTCGCCATGCGGATTCAGACCTACTGCGAGACGCTGGCAAACCCGTCCTACATATTTACCGCCAAGCAGCTGCGAGATATCGCCGACCTATTTCTTATGTCGGCCGTGCCGGTATCGGCAGCGAGCATCGCCAGCGTGTCTTGGAGCGACGAGCCTGGCCTGACTTACAGGCGCCTGCCTTGGGCAAAAAATTCGGACTGGACGGCTTACGACGCGCCGACTTGGGAGAAGTTACTCGCGAGAATGTCGAACGCCCAGGCGTTCATCGAGTGGGTTGGCAGTCTGTTCTTCGAGGACGCGCAAAGCCATAACTATGTCTGGTTGTTTGGCGATGGAAACGACGGAAAAGGCTCGCTAAATCGGTTCCTCGAGCTCGTGTTCGGACCAGCCTATCGCGCCAAACAGCCGCCGATTGGACGGGACAAATTCTGGACATACGGCCTTCTCGGAGCCCGCCTCGTCACCTTCGCCGAGTGCGACGACCACACATTCGTAGCCTCGGCGCTATTCAAGAGTCTCACCGGCGGCGATTCCGTAGACGTCGAGGCCAAGGGCCAAATGAGCTTCACTGCCAGGCTCAAGGCGCGATTTCTGATCTTGTCGAACAGTAAACCGACGTTATCGAGCGGGAAGGCCAACCTGCGCCGCATCATCTATTGCGAGATGGCGAAGAACGCGACGGAGTTCGACCACGAGTTCGAAGACCGCTTGTGGGACGAGGGCGGCGCGTTTCTTAGTCTATGCATTCGACAATATGCGGATAAATATCCGAAGCATGGACACATAAGGAGCGACCACGAGGACATTGAAAACTGGATCGCGACGCTCGAGGAACCGTTCGAGATCGCCTGCGACGCGCTGTTTGATGTTGAGCCCGCCGCGTCGATCACCGCGGCGGAGATGAACGCGGCGTTGGGGCGCTATTGGGACAAACACCCGCAGGGGATGCGCCTGGCGTTTCTGCGCTGGTTAGAAAAGACACACGGAATCAAAAAACGGCGGATTGGGGGTGGGCCGATGAGACCTAGGGTTTGGCTCGGCGCGAACCTTCGAGCAGCGTTCACCGGCGTGACTCCGCGAGGCGACGCGCCTGGACGGTTCGGCGAAGATTAGGACGGGAATGGGACGGGAATGGGACGGGTTTTAATGTAACAACCTGTATTAATTGATTCCGTCCCACCCGTCCCACCCGTCCAGGGGTCAGGCGTATATAAGAAATAAATAGGGGTAAATTGCATATTTTTTATAGGCGATTCGCCGGAAAAGCCGGGACGGCGGGACGGGTCTTGATATAGCAGCGATTACGAGATGTTAAGTCTGTTTTTTGGGGTGGACGGGAATGGGACGTCCCTGGGACGGGCAGACGAAGGCATCATTTTAGGAGGGGAACATATGATCGATGGAAAACTTGGCGGCCGATGCGAGCACAAAAGCGCAATAGAAACCAAATGCGATAAGGGGCATCACTACGCCAAACGGGCGTGCGCGGACTGCGGCGCCTTCCTCGGCTGGGCGAAGAACCCGCGAACGGTCGCGGCAATCGCCGAGATCGAGAACAAGTGCCTTCATCTCTGGACCCACCCAGGTTTGTCCGACTGGGAACGGCAGTTCGTACGGTCGATCGGAGACGACCCTAGGAAGCTATCGCCGCCTCAGAACGAGCGGATAGAGGCTCTGTGGCGAAGAACGAGTTCCACGTGAAACAGAAATGGCGCCTCTGGCTCCGGCAGTTCTTCTGCGACCACGCATGGGTCTTTACCCGGTTTCTCCCGGCGGCCGGGGGTCGCATCATCCAGCACAAGTGCCTCAACTGCGGCAAGAGGCGTCGCAACGAGTTCTTGGGCAGCGGGTGAGGCCGAGGCATGGCCGGCCGACCCAAGGCGCTCAAAACGGCGTTTCTGTGGATTGAGATGCTACTCTGGAAGTCTGGGGTGGTGTCTCCCGCCAGGATCGTTTCGCGAGCGGCCTCGATTCCCTCGCGACCCTTACGGGATGAAGAACCTCGGCTGGCCGTCGTTTGGCTGGCGAGAGTCCAAATGGATCCAAGTACCTACGCGGTTTTCCATCCTCATCCCCCAGGCGTCGAGCATCGGTAGGAGCTTGGCTCTGATCTCGGCGCAGCCATCCGTCCCGTCGAACCCGCCGACGTGGAAGTCGACCGCCGCCCAACTGCCTTCGCACATATGAGCCGAGTGCCTCGCCCCGCCGATCGACGGCAGCGAGTTGTATTCCCTTGGCCTGAACCAACAGTGAACGACGATCGGCATCGCGACGAACTGGCGCACCTTGTCCATCGACCCGGCGAAGGCAACAAGTTGTCCCTTGACATGCTCGTCTAGGCCATCGCCCTCGGTCGCCAATCTCGACCAGGTGGGGAGCCAGAGGAGCTCGCCGACCGAGAAGTGTTTCGAGACTTGCGCTTTCGGATCGGTCCAATCGATGGCCATGTTTCGCTCCTCAAAAACTGAAACCGCGCTCAATGAACGCGGCTCCAAAGGTCTTGGTATTCCCCTTGAGCATACCTCGGCTCGGCGGTCGTCAACTTGAGTCTTGCGTTTTTTGCGCCGATAATGGCAAATAGCTCATCAATTTCAAAAAAACGGCGTTGCATTCCCACCCTGTCGCAGGACGGAACGATTGAAAATTAGCAAAACGCAATCGTGTTCGATCGATGGTTGCGCGAGTGAACATCAGGCGCGCGGGTATTGCGATACGCATTATAGCCGCTGGAAACGCAACAGGTCGATGGCCATTAGGCCAAACAAAATACCAGACGAACAGAGATTTATGCAGTTGGTTGACAAGTCAACGGGGTGTTGGCTTTGGTTGGCCAGTCGTTTTTCGTCTGGCTACGCACAGTTCAAAGCGGCGGGAAAAAATCACCGCGCACATCGATTCTCATATCGGGCTTTTAAAGGCGAGATACCCAAAGGCTTAACACTCGATCATTTGTGCCGAGTAAAGCACTGCGTGAATCCCGAACATCTAGAGCCGGTGACAGCCGCGGAAAATAACCGGCGCATACCGAAAGAAGCGGTATGCAAACGCGGGCACGCCAGGATACCTGGATCGCGCCGTTGTCTAACATGCAGCACGTTTCATTTGCCAAGTCGGCAGCCAGAATATCGTCGTAAAAAATCGGCCGCATCCCGCCAAGAGAAGGTTGCCGCTCAGGGCAGAGGAGTAAGCAGTGACGACATCTAACCTCAGGCCTTGGCCAAAGGGCGTCAGCGGCAATCCTGGCGGGGCCGTTGCGCTTTCCCCAGAATTAAAGGCAATTCGCTCATTGTCTCAGGCGGAAGTGACCAAAATAGTGTCGAAAGTGGCGCGCATGAATGTCTCCGAGCTAGAGCGTGCCGCTGCTGATCAGACCGCACCGGCGATCGAAGTCGCTATCGCAACCATATTCGACCAGTCGATAAAAAAAGCCGACCATGCGCGGCTCACATTCCTCCTCGACCGCGCAATCGGCAAAGTCCCACTCGTCGAGATCGGCGACGCTGACAGCGATGTTCCGCTGGCGCGTTTGTCTGTCGAGGAGCTTCTGCAGATTGTCAGGCCGAAGCCGAAAGAATTGGGGGCGGGATGATTACCCTCCGCGATATCGTAAAAAGCGATCGTGCGACTGCCGCAATCACGACCGACGAATGCAAGATGATCGCCGCGGTCTTGGATCTCGCTGCGCGCTCGCGCCTCATAAGAGCTTGTTTACCTAAGCAGTACCGCCACCAGGCTTTAGCCTTTCGCATGCTCGCCGCGACTCTTGGGAGAACGCCGGCTGAGCGCGAGCCGAGCCTTGAGACGCAGATCAGGCGGGAAATGGCGGCTGCGAAGTGATTCTCCACGGCGACTGCTTAGAACATCTCGCAACGCTTGCCGCGGAGTCGGTTGACTCGCTCGTCACCGATCCGCCCGCTGGCATCTCATTCATGGGCAAAGCCTGGGATTCGGACAAAGGCGGCCGGGACGCTTGGGTCTCGTGGATGACCGACGTGATGCGTGAATGCCATCGCGTGATGAAGCCCGGCGCGCACGGTCTTGTTTGGACGATTCCTCGCACGTCGCACTGGACGATGACGGCTCTGGAGAATGCGGGATTTGAGATTAGGGATGTGGTGACGCATCTCTTTGGGACGGGGTTCCCCAAGTCTCTTGATGTGTCGAAGGCGATTGATAAAGAGGCGGGGGCGAAGCGGGAAGTCGTCGGCCAATCCCCAAATTGGCGACCTGCAAAAACGCATGGTGGCGCCGGTTTTGATGCTGCGGTCGGCGACGGCCAGGCCGTGATGAATCTCACCGCTCCCGCGACCGATTCCGCCAAACAGTGGCAAGGATTCGGCACCGCTCTAAAACCAGCCTGCGAATTCTGGGTTTTAATCCGCAAGCCGTGCAGCGAGAAGACGGTGGCGAAGAACGTTCTCAGGTGGGGAACGGGCGCGTTGAATATTGATGCGAGTCGGATTGGCTCAGAACAAGTTGGATGGCTTGGCCGAAAAGGTAGCGAACTATTCGACTCGTCGAAATCCGAAAACAAACGAACTGGTTTTGCAAACGGTGGAGATCAACGCCCAACTACCGGCCGCTTCCCCGCCAACCTAGTCCTAGACGAGGATGCCGCGGCGGCGTTGGATGAGCAGAGCGGGGAAAGAATTGTTGCGCCGATCGGCAAGCCAAGCCGCGGGAAATCTAGTAATAGCGAAATCTACGGCGCAGGGAAAACAAACGGCTCGACGTCGTACCCCGGAGAAAAAGGCGGCGCCTCCCGCTTTTTTTACGTCGCTAAAGCCTCCAAGTCAGATCGCGGCGACGACAACAAACACCCCACGGTTAAATCCACCAAGCTAATGAGCTACCTCTGCCGTCTCGTCACGCCTCCGGGCGGTACGGTCTTAGATCCTTTCATGGGGTCGGGTAGCACTGGCGTAGCGGCTAAGGCGGAGAAATTCGAATTCATCGGCATCGAGAGAGAAGCAGAATACGCAGCAATCGCGGAAACGAGGATGGCGTGAGTTCTCGCTTCGGCTACGTCTGCCGCGGCTGCCGCCTAGTTTTCCCGGCCTGCTGGTACGAGCCAGCGAAGTGCCAGTGCGGCAACAACACGTTCCGGAAGGCCAACGTCTCGGACATCAAACAGGCGATCAGAGAGCTGGAAGAAATGCTCGCGGGGGATGCGAATTGAGTTACCCGATTGTCGGCGGCGAGATCTCGATCGAAGCAATGGACGAGGCGCGCATCGCGGCCGAGAAGGCCAAGCGCGACGCCGAAGCAACTCGCGCATTCGTCCTCGAACATTTCGAAGAGCTTCGCGGCACTCAACTGGCCGTCGAGATGACGTCAGTCGCCAACCTCCCAAGCTATTCGTGCCTCATCGTTAACGATCACTTGCTCCTCTCCTACGTCGAGGCGGAGCAGCTGATTAAACAACTGGAGAGAACGGTATGACAGCGCCAACCGCAGAACAAAAAGCCGCGACCGCCGGCATCTTCAAAAACATCAAAACGCTGCTAGAAAAAGGCCTTTTCTTCGGCGAATACGGCGGCCTTGTCGGCGAGGCGATTGGGTTTCTCAACGCCAACATCGCGGCGATTGAGACAGATCTCAAGCCGGCCGAAGTCCCCGCGCCGAAGCGCACCAAGATCAAGGGAGCGACGGCTTGAGTAATTTGCCCAAGGCGAAACCGGCGCCAGAGATGGCGAGGAAAGGCGCGAGCCCAGAGCCCGTTGTCGCGCCAGTGACGAACATCACCGGCAGAAATCCGCTCGAGCGCAAGGCATTCACGGTTGAGCGGTCGACCGATCCGACAAAGCCAGGATGGTGCTTCGTGACGATCACGTACGTTGAGGACAAGATCGTTCACATTGAGCGGTCGGAACCGGATCTAAAGCCGGTTTGTTTAGAGAAATTCAAGGTGACCGCATTACGATATTGGATTTCATTCTGATGCTAGAAAAAGCCCTAAACGTATTCGTCAATCTGGTTCCAACCCTGATGCTGCTCGCCGTCGTCGCTCTGTCGTTCGGCACGAGGCCGATCGAAGCCGCGCCGATGATAGCTGTCGCGGCAGCGCTCTGGGGATTTCACTTCTATGTGACGCTCCCGATCCCCGAGCCGCCGAAGACCGACGATGCCCGCATGGCGAAGATCGAGGCCGACGTCAAGGAAGCGATGAAAACGGCGCAGTCGGCACAGACCGCCGCTGGATTGAGGAAGCTATGAACGTGTTCGACCGCATCGCCAAGGTCATCGCGGCGTGGGGCCTTCCCGTCCCGGTCATGGGTGAGCCCAACCCGGACGCGTACGCTCGTGTCGCCGATGCGCTTGAGTGGGCGCAGAAGAGAATCAAAGCACTGGAAGGCGATCTCGGAGACGTGACGAGTTGAGCGCTGCCCTCGACATTTCGCAGAGCGAGTACGACGATGCCCTAAGCTTCGCCGCTCGGCGCGACTTGTGGCGCTACGGCAACATCGCTTGGAAGCTCCGGCCAGAGCAGCTGCTACTCAAGCAAGAGCTCGAGCGCTGTGAAGTCCAGCTCGCGGTGTTCAACATCTGCCGGCGCCTCGGCAAGACCTACACGCTCGTCCTTTACGCCATCGAACAGGCGATGCTTGAGAAGCAGAAGATCCGCTACGGCTGCGCGTTCCTCACCGACCTCGAGGAGTTCGTCCTCCCGGCGTTCGCGCTCATCCTAGAGGACTGCCCGGACGATCTCAGGCCGCACTATCACCTGACGCGCAAGACCTGGATCTTTCCGAACGGCTCCGAGATCAAGCTCGTGGGCCTCGACAAGAATCCGAACGGCTTGCGCGGGAACGCCATCGCCAAGATCATCATCGACGAGGCCGGCTTCGTCTCGAACCTGAAGTTCGTTTACACGTCGGTCATCATCCCGGCGACCGCCAAGCAGAAGAACATCAAGGTCATCTTTCTCTCGACGCCGCCGCCGACTCCAGAGCATTTCTTCGTGACGCTCATGGACAAGGCGCAATCGCAGCCGAACGGATTTTACAAAGAATTAACAATCGACGACATTTCTGATCTCGATCCGGTTGAGCGGCAACGTCTTCTCGACGAGGTTGGCGGTGAACAATCGATCGAGGCGCAGCGCGAGTTCTTCTGCCGCATCATCATCGACGTGACGATCGCACTGGCGCCAGAGTTCGACGCGAAGCGGCACGTCAAGGAATGCGTCGCGCCGGAGTTCACCAAATTCTGGGTGAGCGGCGACACCGGCGGCGTCCGAGACCGCACGGTCTTTCATCTCATGACCTACGATTTCCGCCGCGCCAAGATCATGGTCCTAGACGAGATCGAGTTCCCGAGCGTTACAGGCTCCGAGACTTGGGTAGCCGCGGCGAAGAAAATGGAAGCCGGGCGTCCCGTCACGCGCTTCATCGACGCCGACGGCCAGATGCGCGTCGACCTGCAAACGCAACACGGCTATCCGGTGATGCTGCCGCGCAAAGACGAGCTGACGCCGACCGTAAACCAGGTTCGCGTTGCTCTGCGCCGCGATGAAGTTGAGATAGACCCTAAGTGCGTTTTGCTCATTAAGACGCTCAAGGGCGGGACGCTGAACCCTCAGAGGACGGACCTCGCGAGGACTGAGGCGCTCGGCCACATGGACGCGTTTATGTCGTTCGCCTACGGGATGCGGCACGCGAACAGGGCCAATCCGTTCCCGCAGTACGGCGTTGGCGTCAGCGAAGCCACGCACTTCATAAGACCTAATCAAACGCCAACAGCGACGAAATTACGCGGCCTATTTAGGGGTGCAGGTTGAATTTTCATGAACTATTTGAGGGTCCGACCATGAGCGCCATCGATTTAAACCTTATGAGACCTGGGCCGCCGATGGACACCGACGCCACAATCGCCGCGATGAAGGCGAAAGACGGCGGATATACCCAGTCTCAGCCGAAGATCAGCGACTACTTCGCCGCAGCCGACAGCGAGACGATCGCTCAAGAGCTGCAAGCGAAGGTCGAGAAATATTACAGTTACATCATCAGCTCCAATCTCGTGGAGCTCTGGCGCCGCTCGTACCGCGCCTATTACGGCATGCGGCAATCGACCGGCGCCTCGGGTTGGGGCGTGTTCGACGTCGGCCAGCTCGTGCCGTCCGGCGACCAAGGCGAGATTGTCCGCGTCAAGGTGAATCACTTCGCGAACCTCATCACGCACCAGGTCGTCATGACGACTGGCCAGCGTCCGGCGCTCGAGTGCCGCGCGGTCAACGCCGATGCGTCGAGCCTCGTAGCGGCAAGCTTAGGCGACGGCATCGCCGAGTATTTCATGCGGGAACGGCGCCTAGAACGGAACTACTTCCAGGCGATCGAGACGGCCGTCGTGGTTTCTGAGGGATACGTCGTTCTCGGGTGGGATGCGACCGCCGGAAAACAGTACGGCGCTGGACCGAATGGGTCAGTTCAATACGACGGCGATCTCACCGCGAAGAACTTCACGCCGTTCGACATGGTGAAGGACACGACCAAGAGCTCCGACGACGATGAGACCTGGTACATCACGGTCGGCAAGAAAAACAAGTATGACCTCATGGCGAAATACCCGCATTTGGCGGAACAGATCGATGGCGTGACGCCAGACGAAATGATCGATGCCAAGTTCGGCGACCCGTCGAGGATCATCGCCGGCGCCAACCGCGCGCAACAAGAGTCCGACGACATTTCTTACAAAGAGTTTTACCACGACATTACCGACGCCATGCCTGACGGGCGTTACACGATTTTCATCAACGGCGATATCTGCCTGTTCGACGGGCCTTTGCCGTTCCGCGCACTGAAGGACGTCGTTCACCGCGTCACGCCAAAGAACATCATCGGCACGCCGTTCGGATGGACGGATTCTTTCGACGTCCTGGCGCTCCAAGAGCTTGTAGACAAACTGTATACGGTCGTCGCGACTAACGTGCTCGGCACCGGCGTCTCGAACTTCTGGTCGCCGCCGGGGAACGAGGTCACGGTCTCGCAAATCGCTGGCGGGATGAATCTCATCGAGTCGATGGTGAAGCCCGAGGTTCTCGATCTCCTCATGGCTCAAGTCGAGTCGACCAACTTCATCAACAAGATCGAAGCGGTGATGCAAACGCTGAAGGGCGTGAGCTCGATCAACCGCGGCGACATGCCGTCGAGCGACATGTCCGGCTCGGCGATGGCGTTTATGGCGAGCCAGGCGATCACGTTCAACAGCGGCTTGCAGTCGGGCGCCAATCAGCTCTTGGAGTCGATGGGAACGGGGATGATGCACATCCTTCAGGACTATGCGACGACGCCGCGGATGGCGATCATTGCCGGCAAGCAGAACCGCACGCAGATGAAAACCTATATGGGTAAAGACCTGGCCCCGATCAATAACGTCGTTTGCGACGCGACGAGCGCGCTCTCGAAGACCTTGGCCGGCAAGCTGTCGATCGCGGACAACCTGCTCAAGGCGGGAATGGTTCCGACCGCGCAGGAGTACCTGACGCTCATCAAGACCGGCCAGATGGAGCCGCTGACGCGAGCGCCGGTGATGGAAAACTTTCTCATCCAGGCCGAGAACGAAGAGCTACTCCAGGGCATCAACCCGCCGGTTCTCCGCACCGACATGCACAAGCAGCACATCGCCGAGCACAAGACGGTCATCTCGACGCCAGACTCCAGGCGGGACCCGAAGATCACGGTGCCGACGCTCCAGCACATCGCCGATCACGAAGCGATGGACTTGCAGATGCAGCAGCAGGACCCGGCATATCTTGCCGCGACCGATCAGCCGCCGCTTCCGTTCCCAACGCCGCCGCCTCAACCGCAACCTCCGCAAGGGCAGCCGCCTCCTGGCCCCGGCGGACCTCCAGGAGCTCCCGGCGGCATCGCCGCGACCACGAACCCGGCGAACCCCATCGCGCAGCAGGCCGCGAAGACTCGCCAGCCGAACATGCCAAACCTCCCCAAGGGGACGGATCAGCAGACCCAAGCGTCGTTCCAACAAATTGGAGGCAAGTGATCATGGCCGAAGGTGCAATCAGTCTCCCACCGGGAGCATTTGCGGCGGCCAAGGCCGGCACGGCTCAACCAGTCGCGGCGCCGAAGGCGGAGGCCAAGCCGGTAGTTGAGGCGAAGCCGACCGTCGTCGTCCGGAAGCCCGCCCTTCGTGAAGCGGAGCCAGAGCCGGCCGCGGCCGAAGATCCGAAGGACATGACGCCGACCGAGCGCAAAATATGGAAGCTCAAGGTCGACGGCGAAGAGTTCGACTTCGACGCGACCGACGAGGAGGCGGTCAAGCGCGAGATCATGAAGGCTCGCGGGTCGAACAAGAGGTTCGAAACGGCGGCGCAGCTCCGCAAAGAAGCCGAGACCGCGTTCGAGATGCTCAAGGACCCGGCGCAGCTGAAACGCATCCTGTCCGATCCTCGCGTCGGCGTGGACGTGAAGAAATTCGCCGAAGACGTCGTTTGGGAACAAATCCAGGCGCAGCAGCGCGAGGCCGAGTGGAAGCTCGACCCGGCGAAGAAAACTCAGTGGGAAAGAGAGCAGCGTCTCGCCGAATTCGAAGCGCGCGAGGCCGCCGCCCAAGCCGCAGGGCAGACCCGCCAGCAGAGCGAGGCCCAAGCCCGCTACGAGACGAGTTATGAAACCAAGATCGTGGCGGCGCTAGAGATCGGCGGCATCCCCAAGACGCCGGCCGCGGTCGCTCGCATGGCCGAATACATGATGAAGGCGGTCGAGCAGGGCTATGACTTGAGCGCCGAAGAAATCGTTCAGCAGGTGAAGCAGGACTATCTCAGCGATTTGACGTCAGTCCTCGGGAACGCGGACGGAGAGCAGCTTCTAGCCCTTCTCGGCGAGGCCAATGCTGAGAAATTGCGTAAAGCCGATTTAAAACGCCTGAAGAATCCGCAGGGAAATCCGTTCCCGCAACGCTCGGCGGCGAAGCGATCGGCCGATGCCAAGCCCGAGCCGGCGCCGTCCCGGAAATCGGGATCGCAGTGGAAAGATGACCTTGTGAAAGATTTCCTTAACCGCAAGCGATAATTTCCGATAGAGTAGAAGCACACTTTCCATTCCGCGAGACGACGGGCCGGCTCCTAGCCCCACCTGACCGCGGCGCACTGTCTGAAGAGACGACTCGCGCCGACGGGCTTCTTTTGCCCTACCACAGCGACGACGCCTCAAAATCCGTGTCTTGAATCAATCAAAAACACCTATTTTTATGGGGTTATCTCGTCATGGCCAATCCGAACGGCACAAGCTCGAACAACCTAACATCGCTCAACACGATGTTTAAATACGTGCAGGACAAGGCCCAAAGCCTCCTGCCCGAAAACGCCGTGTTGCTGAAGCTCGTCCCAGAGCTGACGTCGAACACCGAAGAAGGCCGGAAATACTTGATTCCGGTTCAGCTGACGCACGAGAACGGCATCACCTACGGCGACGGCACGGTGTTCGCCCTGAACGCGGCGAGCTCGGCGGTCTACGACGAAATCAGCGTCGACTCCTACCCGATGGTCTTGCTCACGCAGATCTCGGAATCGGTCGCCGGCCGCATGGCGAATAGCGAGAAGGCGTTCATCACCGAATCGACCTTGCGCGCCGAAGTCATGTATCAGTCGCTCGCGCGGTTCTATGAAATCTCGATGCTCTACGGACAAGCGGTCGGCGGCATCGGAACTTCGATCGTCACGACGTCGGTGGCGTCCGGAACTACCGGCACGTGCTACATCACCGCCGCTGCCTACGCTCCCGGCATCTTCGCCGGTGCGGTTGGCGCCAACATTAACTTCTACGACAGCGCTGGCGCGCTGGTTTCGACCGCCGCCGACTCGGTGTTTACGATCACCGCCGTCACGCACTCCAACACGGCGCCATCTTTCGCGCTCCTCGGCACGGCGACCGGCGTCACGGCGCTCTCGACCGCGTTCGGCGCCGGATCCTGCGTTATCGTGTTCAACGGCGCTGGCGGATCCTCGGCAGTCAACGGCAACGACATGATCGGCCTCGACGCTCAAATCGTCGGCGGCACGACCACGTTCGGCATCAACGCGGCGCTTTACCCGCTCTGGCAGGGCCAAACCTACTCTTGCGGCTCGGCTGCACTCACCATGTCGAAAGTCCTCTCGGGCATCGGCCAGTGCGTGGCGGTCGGCGGATTGAACAGCGAAGCGGTCTTGATGGTGTCGGCAGCGACCTATCAGAACCTCAACGCCGATCAAGCGGCTCTGCGCCAGTACGATGGCAGCTACAGCGGCAAGGACGCCGAGAACGGTTCCGAGGACATTACATACCGCGGACCGAACGGGAAAATCACCGTCATGGTGAACAACATCACGAAGCAGGGCGAAGCCCACGCGATCCCGAAGAAGTACGTGAAGCGCGTCGGCGTCCACGAGATCTCGTTCAAGCGTCCAGGCAAGGACGACGAGTTCTTTCAAGAGATCCCAGGCTACGCCGGCTACTCGCTGCGTGCCTCGGGCGACTTCTGCGTGTTGCTTGAGAAGCCAGCGCAAGCGGTCAAGTTCACTTTGATCGTAAATTCCTGAGTTGATTAGCTAATGGGAGTGCCGGCCAGGGATGGCTGGCCTCCTTTTTTCTCCATGAACAGCGCGTACCCACTCGCGCCTGACAAAGGAAAACAGCATGTCGTCGAGCATCGTCATCACCGTCAAGTCCGGCCGCGCTTCCGGCGATCTCGCCCGTTTCGTCAAGGACGTGAACGATCCGAAGGGCGAGGCTCGGGTGCTCGAGCAGCTGTTTAGCCGCCTTCGGAGCGGCACCGAGCTCGGCTCGTCGTTCGTCGTTCAGACCGGAGCATCGGCACCAGTCGCGGCGACGAATACGGTCACCGGCGTCTCAGTCGTCGCGACCGACACGCTCGCCATCGGTGGCACGACGATGACCTACACGGCGTCTCCGACGCTCGCGACTGACGTCATGGTCACGGTCCCATCTGCGGTCGTCATCGCATCTGGAGCCAACCTCTCGGCGGTGACCGGCATCATGACGAGCACGGCGCACGGCTTCGTCACCGGCGACCTGGTGCGCGTCTCGACCGGCACGACACTGCCGACGTTGTTTGTCGTCTCGACTGACTATTGGGTCATCAAGATCGGCGCGAATACGTTTAAAATCGCCTCTTCGATGGCCAATGCTCTCGCCGGCCTCGCAATCATCCCTTCGGATGGAGGCACCGGAAACCAGACCTTCACGCTCACGGGGAACACCTACAAAGCACAGAAGCTCGCGGCGGCGATCAACGCCAACACGACGCTAAATCAGGCTGTTCACGCGACGTATGCGGCTGGCGTCGTGACGCTCACGGCCCAACAGGCTGGCGTCGGCGGGAACTACATCGGCGTCGTGAGTTCCGGCGGAACAATGGCCGTTGCCAGCGCGCTCTGCACCGGCGGCACTGGCGGCGCGAACACGGTGGCCGTCAACTACGCGCTCGGAGGCTAAAAATGCAGCTTACAAACAATGCGTCCACGACTAACACGTGGGCCACGACGAATCACATCGATTATGACGGGTCCTTATACGACGAGGGCTCGCTTCAATTCGTTTACACCGACGCGACGACCGGCGCGAAGACCTTCGGCGGCGTGCGAGAGGTCGATCAGATCACGTTCGCGGCGCTGGCATCGACCACGGACGGCGATTATTTCGTCATTAACGATTATCTCGGCGGCTCTTGGGCTATCGCACTCGACACAACGGGGTTGGCTGCCGCAACGCCGACCGACGCGAGTTCTCTTTACGCCGACTACTGGGACGGTCGCGCTGACAGTCACGACATGCTTTTACAAACTCTGAGGTGACTCGGTGAGCACAGCCGTTGTTTTTAACGGAGTATCTTATACGGTCCCTGCGCTGGCTGACGCCTCGTGGGGGACCAACGTTTCTAATTACCTGATCGCGATTGCGACGGGATGCCTTCAGAAGTCCGGCGGCACGTTCACGCTGACTGCCGAGACAAACTTCGGTGCGACGTATGGCCTAAAAACGGCGTATCTCAAGACCCAGACGGCGAACGTCGCCGCGGCCGGTTGGGCGCGGCTCGCCAAGACCGACTCGATCTCGTGGCGGAACAACGCCAATGGCGCGGACCTGGCGCTTGGGATCGACGGGTCAGACAACCTGACGTTCGCCAGCGCCATCATCCCGACCCTTTCCGGCGGCGTAATCTTGCCGAGTAAGGGCGGGACGGGAATCGCGAACAATGCCGCCTCGACGCTGACGATCTCTGGGTCTTACGCGACGACGCTCACGATCTCGGGAATCACGGCGCTTGCCTTGCCGACTACCGGCACGCTTGCAACGCTTGCGGGAACCGAGTCACTCACCAACAAAACACTCAACAAAGTCACGATCGGAACGGGCGCGACCGGGGCCACGCTCACGATCGCAGATACCGCCGCCGTTCAATTCAACGGCGCATTCACGACGATCGTCGCGTCGACCAACAACACGAGCATCACGCTGCCGCTGTCTGGCACTTTGGCGACGCTTGCTGGGTCCGAGACGCTATCAAACAAGACGCTAACAGCGCCGATTCTCGGCACGCCGACCTCTGGTGCGCTGACCAACTGCACGGCCTACCCGGTTGCTTCGCTTGCGAACTTGGGTGCGGGAATCGCGACGTTTCTCGCCACGCCATCCAGCGCAAATTTCGCGGCGGCTATTACCGACGAAACCGGAACCGGCAAAGTCGTGCTGGCGACGTCGCCGCAGTTCTCCACGAACGCCGATCTCTTGGCTAATGGCGAGCACCGCTACTACAACGCTGGAAACACGTTTTACGTCGGATTTAAAGGCGGCGCGGCTGCGGCGAACAAGATCTGGACGTTGCCACTTGTCGATGGTTCTGCTGGTCAGATTTTAAAGACGGACGGATCGGCGGTTCTCGGCTGGGTTTCGGCGTTTTCGAATCCGATGGCAACAACCGGCGACATGGTTTACGGCGGGGTTAGCGGCGCCAGCACAAACTTACCGACCGGCGCTACTGCCGGAGTTTTGCACGGAGGGAACGCCGCGGTTCCATCTTGGAGCACGATCGTCAACGCGGATATCAGTTCTTCAGCTGCAATTGACGGGACGAAATTAGCTGCGGCCGGTTCGACGTCCACGACATTCACAGATGACGGAACCGTCCCGGGCACTTCCGGTTCAGTGGCTCTTATGTCTACGAAGGTCGGTGATTTCGTCACGGTTTTTATCCCCGCGTTCAACTTTGCGGTTGGATCGGGATCTCCCGGCACAATTACAGCAAACACCGCCCTGCCTGCTGCCCAGCGCCCAGCTACTACAACGCAATTTGCGTCATGCAACGTCATCCGCGACAACGCTGCCGGCTCGACGCTTGCCGGTATTTTTCAAATCGGCACGAACGGCCGTGTCGCATTCCGTAAAATCCAGGCCGGCGGTTTCACGGCGTCGACGTCATGCGGCCTACAGCAGCCTATTTCGATCACTTATTTTGTTGGGACGGGGAGTTAAAAATGCATTTCGACGACTCAGAGAAGCCTGGCCGCAAGGCCGCGCTGCAAAAGCTGATGGACATGATGAGCGCCAAGACCGGCGAGAAACTCGGCGGCCTTAAAAAGCCGACTGGCGTTGCGATCGGCATCGAAGGATCGCCGGACGAGGAAGCCGGTGAATCGGCGGATGAAGAGGCAGCGGAGGGCGAGCCGTCGGAAGAAGACAAGATGAAAATCGCAGAGCTCTACCATAAATTTTGCAGCAAATGAGCGTGATCCATGAGCCAATGGACAACCGCTGATCTGCTAACAACGATCAAAAATCGGAGCATGTTCCCAGATGCGTCATCTGGCTCACTCGGAACGGCGACGCTGTTGCAATTCGCGACCGAAGAGTTGCTTATCACGCTCATGCCGCTAATTCTCAGCGTGCGTGAGAAGTATTATGAGACGTATGCCGACACAACGATTACGAGCGCTACAACGTCAATCGCTGTGCCGGCGCGCGCCAGCGGCGGCGTCCTGTCATCGGTCCAGTACATTTTCAACACCGACGTCAGGCAAATGCTCCCAATCGATCCATCGACGGTGACGACGACGGCGGGATCGAGCTACCCGACAAACTACTATTTTCAAAACAACTCGATCATTCCGTATCCGCCGCCGGCATCGACTCAAGGAACGGTGCGGATACGCTATTTCCAGCGCCCAAACCGCCTAGAGCAGACAGCCAACTGCGCTCAAATCACGGCGTTTGATGCGACGACGGTCACTTGCGCCGCCGTGCCGAGCACCTGGGCGATCACGAATACTGTCGACTTCATCCCGAAAACTCAGAGCCAGGCGACGCCATACGGGCTCGACTCGGCGATTACTGGCGTATCGTCGAACATCTTGACCTTCACGGAGACTCCTACCGGCGTTGCGATCGGCGATTGGGTGGCGCTGTCGGAATACACGCCGATCCCCGAGGTGCCATTCGAGTTTCAGGCGATCTTGGCGCAAGCGACGGCGTGCCGCGGACTCGAAGCAATTAAGGACATGGCCGGACTGCAAAACGCGCAGGCGACGTTAGATAAGCAGATCATTGCCGCGACGAAGCTGATGACGGCGAGAGATAAGGGTGGAACTAAAAAAATATTGAGCGGATGGCGGCGCTTTTGACTCAATCTCTCAAACCAAAAGTCAGCGGACTTTTCACTTTTCAGAACGACCTCTCGGCCGTCCCTGAGGGGGCGCTGTCGCAGGCCGATAACATCGTCATCGACCGCGACAACGAGGCAGAGCCGCGGCGCGGGTTTGGATACCTGTCGCACAACTCAGGCGTGATCTCAAAATACTCCGACTCGACATATCGCACCAGTAAGCTGTTTTTCTACCAGGACAAGACGATTTCCTATTACGGGCCCTATGGCGCTCCGACGACGCTCGCCTATCACGACTCGACGAGCGGATGGGTAAATTACAGCGGCTCGTTTTCTCCGCCGAGCAGCTCGGTCACGATGCGATCGGCGCAGGCGAGCAAGAATTTCTACTTCACGACTTCCAAGGGCGTTCAAAAGCTCGACGTTTTCAACGGCACGCCAGCGGCGATCGGAGTCCCTCCGGCTCTTGACGTCACGGCGAGCATTGCCGCAACCGTCACGCCAACCGCCACGACGACGAACACGAGCAAAGTGCTCACGTCGGTCTCGGCCATCACCGGCGTTGCGATCGGAATGTCGGTAACCGGGTCGAACGTCCCGGCTTCGAGCTACGTCGTCTCGTTCAACGCCACGACGATCACGATAAACAATGCGGCGACTGGCTCTGGGTCGACCATTACGATGACTATATCGGCTCCAGCGACATGGCTCGCTCCCGCGGCGAGCTCGGGCCTCAACACGACGGCCTACCGCGTCCTCTGGGGCATCAAAGACGCCAACAAAAACCTGATCCTCGGGGCGCCGTCGCAAATCAGCCAGGTATCGAATACGACCGGCGCCGCGGCGGCGACGATCATCAATTTTTCGGTCAACCCGAACATCACGACGTCGCATTTCTACCAGATTTACCGGCCCGCGGCCGTGGCGAACGGCATCACGCCAAACGATGAGGGTCAACTCGTTTACGAGGGAAACCCTGTCGCGGCAGATATTACCTACGGCCAGATCTCCGTGGTGGACATTGTTCCCGACGCCTTGCGCGGCGCGACGATTTACACGGCGCAGAGCCAGGACGGTCTTGCAAACGAGAACGAGCCGCCGCCGCTGGCGAATGACATTGCCGTCTTCCGCGACTGCCTATTTTACGCCAACACGAGCACTCTTCAGAGCTTCGATCTGACGCTTGTCGGAACCGGATCACCGGCCGGACTAGTCGCTGCAGATACGATCACGATCGACGGCGTTGTTTTCACGGCGGCGGCGTCAGAAACGGCATCGACCGGCACGTTCGCTGTTGCGAAAGTCTATCTATCGACCGGAACGCACCTGACGACACATAGCAACACGACCGTGGACGGGATTTCCTCAACGGGCGGAATGGCTGCCGGCATGTCGGTCACGGCAACAGGCATCCCAGACGGCGCATTTATCGTTTCGGTCGATAGCAGCGTCGCGATCACGATTTCAATCGCAGCGACCGCGTCGGCAAGCGTCGCTGACGGAGTAATCACCGGCGACTCGGCCAGCCAGGCGATCCGGGACACGGCTCTTTCCCTTGTCCGCGTCATCAACCGCTACGCGAGCTCGACGGTTTACGCTTACTACCTGTCGGGACCGACCGACCTCCCTGGGCAAATTCTCCTCCAGGCGAGAACTGTCGGCCAGGCGATGTTCACGGTCATCTCGTCGCGGTCGTCGTGCTGGAGCCCGGTTATTTCGTCGGCGCAAAACTCGACGAACGATGCAAATAAGAACGCCGTTTTCTACTCCAAGGCGTCTCAACCGGAAGCGGTTCCGCTAGGCAACAAGATCCCGGTTGGTTCGGCGGATAAGAACATTCTCAGAATCATTCCGCTTCGCGACTCTCTGTTCGTCCTGAAAGAGGACGGGATTTTTCGGATTTACGGGACGTCGAGCGCCAACTTCCAGGTCTCTCCGCTCGACAACACGGCAAACCTCATCGCGCCAGACAGCGCCGTGGCGATCAACAATCAGATTTACGCGCTCACGACTCAGGGCGTCGTCTCGATTGGTGAGACCGGCGTGCAAATCATGTCGAGGCCGATCGAGTCGGATCTTACGAGCCTGACGAGTCTGGTCGACGGGAGCGGCAACAGCGCGTTGACGACGTTGCAACAAACGGCGTTCGGCGTCGCCTACGAGTCGTCTAGGGCCTACTACCTGTTCGTCATCACCGAAGGCACTGACACCGAGCCGACGCAATACTATCGCTACAACACGATCACGAACGCCTGGACGCACTCGTCGATGACAAAATCGTGCGGCGGCGTCAATCCGACTGATGACAAGCTCTATCTCGGGAACGCCTCGGGCGATATTGTCGACGTCGAGAACAAGACGCTGACCTATTCGGATTACGCCGACTATTCGTCGACACAGACGATTTCGGCGGTCGCAGGGACGACCGTAACGATCACGTCATCCGATACGATTGCAGTCGGATCGATCATCTTTCAATCGGCGACGGTGTTTGGAACGGTTGCGTCGATAGATTCTATCGCCGGCACCGTCACGATGACGCTCGCGACGTCGTTCTCGAATGCAGCGGCCGATGTCCTGGCGCCGATCTCTTGCGTCATGGCGTGGGTCCCCGTCTCGTTTGAAAACCCCGGCATGGCAAAACAGATCCGCGAAGCGACGCTCCTATTCAAAAGCGATTTCAACGGCTCGGCGACGGTTGGCTTTTCTTCGGACGTGAGCCCCGAGGTCGAGACCGAGACGATTGCCGGGGGGAACGTCGGTGGTTTCGGTTTGAGCGCTTGGGGCGGGCCGGCAGAGACGCCATTGGGCGTCGCATGGGGAGGGTCGCCTCGCCGGCGACCGATTCGCGTTCTAGTGCCGCGAAATCACCAGCGTTCTTCGGTATTGACTGTGACGTTCTCGCACTCGTATGGGTACTCACCTTGGCTCGTCCAGGGTTTGAGCATCCAAGGCGAAATCACCAGCGAGAGGTCTTCAAATTGAACCAAATGCAAAATGAATTGAAACGCTATAACGCTGCGGCCACAAAATACTTTGGAACGTTCGCCCATTTGAACGGTGGGGTGTAAAATCGGGGCGCTTCCACCAATTCGCCGTCTCCTTGTCGACGATTTCCCGACGCAACGCTCGTGGATCTCGCCGCTGCTCTTAACGTTCAACTCATTCACCGAAGCCGTCGTAAACAACCTCACGAAGGGCCTGACGCTCGCCGACAACACCTCGAGCGACGTCAAGACGGTGCAGATCGCGAACGTGCCGACGCCGACGACAACCGGGGGGGCGAACGGCCCAGCCATTGTGAAGTGGACGAAGGCTCTGCCGCCCGTCGCGGTCATCGTCGGGAACGTCGTGAACCTCACCGGGACGCCGCCGGTCGCCAACGCCGGGTTTGTTCTCGCGACCGCCGTTCAAGTGCAATGGTCGATGGACACGACGGGGAAATATCTTCAGATCACCGGCGTCGTCGGCATCACTCCGACTCAGGCGTCTCAGTTCGCACTCACGCTCATTTGCATTCAGGGGTAACCCATGGCGATCGTCGGCGGGCAACAAGACGAGGAACTGCAGAACGGGCAGCCGGCGCAGCCTGCTGGCTCGACTGGCGGCGGCGCCTTTGTCGGCGGCGGATCGGGCCAGGGGGCGACGACCAAGACCGCGACCGCTCCGACGAGCTCCGGTTACACGAACCTGTCGAGCTACCTTCAGGCGAATCAGGGGACCGGCGCGACGACCGGGCAGGCGGCCGAGAACGTCGTCGGCCAAGCCGGCTCCAAGGCCACCGAGGCCGATGCGCGATACGGAACGCTTGCCGGCAATGACGTCGCCAAGGCCGAACAGAGCGTTGGTCCCGACTACAGCACGCTAGAAAACATAAAAAGCGGCAAGGTAAACGCCAAGAACGCCCAAGTAGCCTATGGCGCCAACGCGCCAACCGCCGGAACTGTCGCCGGATCGACCGTCATAAACAACCTCGATAGCGATGCGACGGCGGCGCAAAGCGACGCTACTGCGGCCAATTCTGACCTCATGGACAAGGCCGGAAGCAAGGGAGCGCAAGGCGGACAAGCCGGTGTCGCCGGACTTCTGAGAAATGCATACCAGCAGCCAAATTATACGGCTGGCGAGAACAATCTCGATTCTTTCTTGGCGGGCGGAACGCCTGGCGGGCAAAAGGCAATAGGTCAAGCGGCCGGCGTCGCGAAGGGCGTCACGAATAGCTATGCCAAGATCAACAACGCGCTCGGCGACAGGATCAACGCCGCGCACGACCAGGTCGCCGACACAAATAACCAATACAACAACGCGTACGTTCCGCCGCCGCCAGAGAAGGGCGTCGGTTCTGCCGGCGCGGCTATGGTGGCGAGTAACAAGCCTTCGGCGGTATCGCCGGTGGCGGCGCCGAAGGCGGTTAATCCTGCGCCGGTGTCCACGCCTCAATCACAACCAACGGCGGCGAAGCCGTCTGCGGTCGGCGCCATGGGTCAAGCCATAAAAACGTCTGTAACAAACCCCGTTAAATCAGCAAAAGACGTCGCAAATGCCATAACTCATCCGGCTCCGATAACAACGAATCACATCTTTGATCATGTCGGCGCGCCGCATGATCTATTTTCGAAATACGGCAAGTATTTTCATCCCCGTGCTCCTGTCGCCAATGATCCTGCCACACATGCGGTTGAGCACGCCGTGACGCAGCCGGCGCCGATCAGCGGATATTCGCAGGTAACAAATGCTCTGGAACAAGCGGCGAAAAACTCGCAGCCGCAAAATATATATAAAAAAGTCAGTAAGTATTTATAGGGGTCGAAAATGTCTGGATGGTCCGACTATCAAAAGAAAAGCGGCGGATTGTACGGCAAAGGCGTGATGGGAGGTATCCTCGGCGCCGACAATATGACGAAACCAGGAGCCGACTCCTCATCAGCTATCAGCGGTTTAGACCAGACCGCAAATGCCTATAAAGGCATAGCCGCGCCGACGTTGGCGCCGGTTTCGTCCGGCCCAATGGAGGCGCAGCAGGCGCAGTCATATCAGGCCGGGCCGTCGGCTTACGGCGGCATTCAGACAGACCCATCGGGGCATCAGGCGCAACAGGCGCAAATGGCGGCGCTGTCTAATCTCGCAAAAAACGGCGGTCGAAACGCTGCAAGCGACGCCAATCTCGCGCAGATTCAACAAGGCGAGAACGCAAACGCTGCCGGTCAACGCGGCGCCATCATGCAAAACATGCAAGCGCGCGGGATGGGAGGCAGCGGCAACAGTCTCTTGGCGCAGCTGTCAAACTCCCAGAACGCGACGAACAACCAATCGGCCCAAGACATGCAAGTCCGCGGGCAGGATCAAAACACGGCGCTGCAAGCCGGCCAGGCCGCCGCCGGCATCGGCTCGAACATGGAAAACCAGTCGTTTAACGAGCAAGCGCAAAAGGCATCCGCGGCCGACGCGATCGCCAAGTTCAACGCGGGTCAGCAGGGCCAAACGAGCGTGTTCAACGCCGGCCAGGGCAACGCCGTCGGGGAATCTAACGCCGGGCGCAATCAGCAGGGACAAGAGTTCAACTCTGGTCTCGGCCAACAGCAGTTCGCCGACACGATGGGAATTGCCCAAGGGAACCAACAAGGCGGAAAAGCCTCTGAGGAATATTGGGCCGACAAATACAAAGAAGATCAAAAGGCAAACGGCGGCATGCTTGGCGGCGCCGAAAAAGCTGGCGCGGCGATCTTGGCTGCGTCTCGCGGCGGTGGCGTCCCTGGCGTGGCTCCAGTCCGCGGAAATAGCCCTCTGAATGACATCGTAAAAGTCAACACCAGCCCCGGAGAAGTTGTCGTCGATCGTGATTTGCGTCAACACGGCACAAAAGATCAGATCGCCAATTTTGTTAGAAACCCGCCGCCGATCAAAGGCTCAAACCAAGACCGCGAGGCGATGCTCGGAGCCCTCGGGAATTTGCGGAGGCGCCGGTGAGAACAGAAGTCGTAAAATACGTCAAGAAAAAGCGCGGCCTTTATGCGGCTGATGGCGGCGAAGTGCCTAACTTTGTCGACCAGTCGTCAGAAAACGGCGATACGCCTGCCATCGACGTTAACGCCGACACTGACGTCATGTCCGCCGATCCGAATAAGAACTATGTCGAGCAGTCGTCGCAGAATGACCCGGCGAAAGACGACGGCAAAAAGAAGAAAAAAGCGGCCGACGACAGTCAACCGGTGCCGGATAGCCCAAAGTTCCGCATTTCTGCGATGAGTCCGATTTCTCTTAGAATACCTCCGACATTAAATGCGGCTGATGGCGGCGAAGTGCCTAACTTTGTCGACCAGTCGTCAGAAAACGGCGATACGCCTGCCATCGACGTTAACGCCGACGATGAGCCCGAGTCGAACGATGCTCCGGTGGCGAAGCCAGACGCGGCGCCAGCCGACGATCCTGCCGCGCCAGATCCGTCGCCAGATGACGCCAAGCAACAGGCGATCAAGGACTATCTCGAAAAGCAATACGGCCAGGCCGCCGACGACAGCGGCATCAAGGCCGCCGTTGCGGAGCAACATCATCAGAACATGATCGCGAACCTCGGCGAGGGTTTGCATGAGATGGTCACTTCGCGTGCGGTCGCAAACGGCGCCGCGCCAGATAGCGGCAAGTTCTTCCAGGGAATCCGCGACCAAGGCAAGGCCGGCGTCGACCAGGCGATGGGAGCCCGTCAACAAGCGATCCAAGGCTTCTTGCAGAAGAACGCGCTCAACCGCCAGGTCATTCAAGACCAGATGACGAAGGGGACGTACGATAATCAGCAGGCCGCGGCGAAGGCGGCGCAGTCGTTAAACGATCCAACATCGCCTCATTCACTCGGCATGCAGCCGCTGTTTCAAAAACTGTGGTCCAAGCAACTCGCTGGCGCCGACGTTTCGAATCTTTCCGCCAATCAAATGGACGATCTCGGCAAGCAATTCGAGCACAAGTCGGCGACCGATCAGGCCGGTATGACCGCACAGTTGCGTGCCGATGCGTTGAAGTTCGGCGCTCAAGCCCACGCAGATGCGATGCAAAGCAACCTGCAAAACAGACAGGCATATGCCGACGACAGGTCCGACAAGAAAACGGCCGCGACTCAGTCGGCGAAGATGCTCGAAATGGAAAACAAGGGCATGGGAGGTCGCGGAGCTCCGCAATATATCTCGCAGAACATGCGAACCCAACAATCGATCAAGAACGCGAATAAAATGCTCGATGAGCTCCCGAAAGACGCGACTGGTCAGTCTGATTACGACAAGATGAACGACAAGCAAATACACCTTTTTAACGCAGAATTGGAGCGCATCGCTTCTAACGGCGCGCCGACTGAATCCGGTCGAAATGCCATGGAAGCCGACACGCTAAAATCTAAATGGCAAGAATTTAAGCAAAAATTCGTAGGAAATCCTCTCCCGGCTGACGTCGGCAATTTCGTCAGGCAGAACGCGAAATATTTGCGCGACCTAAAGGACTCTGTCGACTCGACTGTTAACGGATTTAGACGCGAAAACTATGACAATTACGCTGGCATAAACGCCATTTCGGCCAAAGACGCCGAGACATACCGCGGCAAACACCCGGAGCTATTCCCCGAGGAGAACGGGACGCCAGCAGCTCCAGACAAACCGGCGGCGGCTCCGCAAGTCGGCGGCCCTGGCATGGCGGTCGGCGCTCCGGCAGGGCAATCGCCGGCTGACGGCATGGTCAAGATCCAGGACCCGAAAACCGGCGAAACCCGCATGGTGCCGCCTGACGCCGTTTCGAAGTATCTCAAAAAGGGCGGAAAGGTGGTCAATTGAGCGACTTTTTCGACGACCACGATTCGGCTCCGGTGCCGGCAGCTGCCGCCGCGGCCGGCTCATCTTTTTTCGACGACCACGATTCGGAGCCGATCAAACCGACTGGCTCGGCGAACCCGCTCGACTGGAACGAAGCCGATCGCGCCAAGTTCAAAGGCCTCGCCGGCCAGGCATGGGACAACTCCGCGGGGAACCCGAAAAATATCGCGGCGGCTCTGACGCACGTCGACATTCCTATTCTCGGGCCTATGGTCAAGCGCGCGGCGCAGGCGATCATCCCGAAGGCATATGAGGACGAGCAGGACGCGGCCGACGCGAAGTTCGCTCACGACCATCCAGGCGCCAAGTTTGCCGGCCAGATGCTCGGCGGCGGTATGCTGCCGATCCAAACTCCGCAGTTCGCCGCCGCGGCACCTGGCGCGGGTCTCTTGGCGCGCGGCGGCACGGCGTTGGCGAACGCAGGTTTGCGCGTGGCTGCCGGCACCGGCATGAGTGCGGCCGACGCGGCAGCTCGAGGCGAGGACCCAGTTGAGGCGGCGAAGAACGCAGCCATGGTCGGCGGCGGGCTTGAGGGCGTCATCGGCGCAGCGAAAATGGCTCCAGCCGTCGCAGCCAAGGCGGCCAACATCTTCGGCGGCACTCGCGAGGAGAATCTCGCGAAATACATGGCCGACCGAGGCCGCATCAACGCCAACGGCGCGAAAACGTCCGAAGACGTCAAGGACATGGTCGACAACGCTGTCGGCGTCCACCTGGCCGAGCGCGATCAGCTCAACGGCGCGGCCGATGCCGCCGAGAACCATCTCAATGAGACCTACAAGCAAACGAAGCGCGACCTCAACTCGGTGACGCCGCTCGCCAAGGCGCAAGAGTTCACGGCGGCACTCGGCAACACGAAGGCCAAGCTGCACGAAATGTCCGATGCGGCCGACGATGCGCTCGTCTCAAGCGGCGTGACGTTCGAAAAACAACACCTGCTCGACGCGATCGACAAAATAGGGAAAGGCGCCGGGGATGCGATCGGCGACGAGGCGACTTCGGCACTCGCCAAGCTCCAGGCGACGCGGGACCGCATCGACACGCAGCTTCCAGACCAAATCGACGCCAAGAGGCTCCGGACGGTGCTCAAGCAAGTGCGGAAGGACATTGATTTCGATCAGGCCTCTGGCGAGTTCAATGATTCGCTCACCGGGATGCGCAAGGAATTCACCGGCCAAATCAGCGGCGCGCTGAAAGACGCCGTTCCAGAATACGCCGGCTATATGGACCAAATGTCGGTGATAGCCGACAACCTCGGTCACATGAATCGATACTTCGGCACCGATTCGCGCGCGCTCGGATCGCTTGAGGCGCTCCGCAAGGGCGGCCCTCAGTCGCAGCTGATCGAGGAGGCGCTCAACAATCACGCCGCGGCGAACGGCGACAACGGCCTGCTCAACAGCTTGAGCGAATCTCGCGCCAATCAGTCTTTACTCGAACGAATGAAGAATGGTGAAGACCTCCGCGGGCTTTTGCATCCGAACGAAATGGCGGCGGCTCAACAAACCCGCGCGGCTGCCGATGCTAAACAGGCGGTCGTCGACGGCTTCGAGCGACTCGGACCGAACCGCACGTACGGCGTTGCGAAAAATGGGATGCGCGACAATAACACGAGTTTCTTGGACAATAAGGCGCTCGATGCTCTCGGCGATGCCGACAAGCAAAACTATAAGCAGGTCTTAGACGACAAGACTGTCCATGACAGTTTCTATAAAGAGCGTCCGAACGGATCCCGAATGGCAGTCGTCGGCAGCGTCACCGGCGGCGGACTTGGCTATCTGGCCGGCGGAAAGGCCGGCATGGCAGCCGGTGCGGTCGCCGGGAATCACATCGGCGCCGGCCTCGACAAGTACGGCGGTCGCGTCGTCAAGGGAGCCGCTGACGCCGTTTCGAGCATCGGTGAGGCGATTCCCCAGGTCGTCAAGGACGCGGCCTCTGGCGTCGCGAAAAACGGCATCCCAGCGCCGTTTATGCCGGCATTGACCAACGGCGGCGACGATGGGACTTCGAAGGTGCGCCAGATGCTCGGGAGCCGCGAAGGCGTGCAACAGCTCGGCAAGTTTGCCGGGCCTCTTCAGGCCGCCGCGGCCGGCGGTAAGCAGAAGCTCGCCGTCGCTCACTTTATGATGAGCCAACAAGATCCCGAGTACGCCAAGATGATGCAGGCAAACCCATGAGCCCTTGGATGACCGATATCGGCAAGGAAGTCATCGTCGCGCTCCTGACCGCCGGCCTCAGCTGGCTCGGCCATTTCGTGGCGCGTCTCACCCGCGACTTGAACGCCTCGTTCCAGAAGATCAGAGACCTCGAAAACAGAGTTAAGTGCCTAGAAAACGAAACTTATGGGGGGGAGTGAACATGGAAGGTATTTTTGAAGGACTCGCGGTCAAGTTCGCAGTGCATGAGATCAGCGTTTATGGCGTCGCCGTCGACTGGGCCAAGATGAAGGCCGATTTCGATGCGAAGCTCAAGGCGCTGCTCCCGGCGTTCTGGGACGTGGAAGCCGAGAAGGCCGTCAACGCGGTTGTCGATGCATGTAAATCGGCGTTGCAAGATGCCGGCGACATGTCGGCGATTCTAACGGCACTGGCGGCGAAGGATTTCGTCGGCGCAGAGGGCGCGTTGATCGACCTCGTGGGTAAGCTCCCAGGCGGGCACCTATTCCTCCAGGCGCTCGGCGCGGCGTGATTTCCTAGACGGACATTGCACTGATCGATCGTTCATGGCCTTGACCTTCACATGATGGTGCAGGGCCTCTTTTTCTTTCGGTTGGCAGGCGGGGCAGCGGCGAATGTCGATCCAGCCTTGGGGGTTTGGCGGGCCGAAGCGCAGGGAGCATCCGGGACAGAGGTTGCTATGGTTCATTTAATTTCCTCAACGTCACCGCCTTCTCCAATTTTTCTAGGTCTGCGATGGAAGTCATTTTTTCTTCTTCCCTTCCCGCTTCGCAGCCCGAATGATGCGCGCTGCACTAGAAAAGCTGACGCCGATTTTAGCTTCGATGTCTCGGCAGGAATACCCGCCAGCGTGAAGGCGCAAGACTTCGAAACGTTTCTCGACGGAGATCTCAAGCTTCATCGGCTTGCCGCAGTGCTCGCAGATCATTTCTCACCTAAAAGACGAGACATTTTCGCGCCAAGGGCATTCGAAATTGAAAGACTAGAGCCCAGAGTCGGACACCTCTTGCCGGCTTCGATTTGACTGATGGCCGCTGGCGTTAATCCGCTGCGTGTCGCAAGTTCGGCGGCCGTCATCCCAAGAAATTCTCGGCAAGATTTTACATTCTTGGCGAACACTCTTGCGATATCGACGTCGGCTGTTTTGTTTTTCGACTTCATTCCCAAACTCTGATTTTTTCGATCTTTGTTGTCGGTTTGCGAAATTAAATTTGTTCACTACTCCTCCTCAATTTCGCATCCATTGTTCGCCTCCCTGACGTCACCGTAACCGGAACCGAAACCGTCACCGTCACCGTAACCGTCACCGTCACCGTCACCGTCACCGTAACCGTAACCGTAACCGGAACCGTCACCGTAACCGGAACCGTCACCGTCACCGTAACCGTAACCGTAACCGTAACCGGAACCGGAACCGGAACCGGAACCGGAACCGGAACCGTAACCGTAACCGTAACCGTAACCGGAACCATATTGCACCGCGTCGGCGAAGGTGCCTTTAAGGAGCTTCAACTGTGAGTCCATTGTTCGCCTCCCT